TTTTCCCAGAAAGGTTTAGAATGGACCCTAAAATCTGTGAAAGATTGTAGAAGTATCATTCTAAGACACATTTCTGGAAAAGATCTTGAATCTAGTGAATTCCACAAAATTGTAAAAGGACTACCAAAATGGTTTATCCCTTACAAAGATATATTAGAGACTAATGAGGGAAAGCGATATCTCCTGACACATTTGAATGTGTTAAGAGGTTTCACTTTACCTGTTAATCCTGATATATCCACCATTGAAGATAGAGAACCTTACATTGACAACATCGAAGATGTTGAAATTGCAAGAGCTCTCAAATCTCTTGGTGTGAGTAGAATCAGATGCAGATGGAGGAATTTTCATATAACAACACAGAGCGGACCAAATGGTCAAGCACTCTTATCAAGTGTCTCTGATCTCTCTTTGCTACCAGCAGACTCTAAGTTTCACCTTAAAGTCGTTGGCGGTAAGAGATTCTCAAAAGTACTTGATAAGTTTGATTCTCCATTTGGAGACTCCACTCTATGTAGTTATTGAAAGTTCTTCTTTCCTAATCGAGCTAATTCCTTTAGAAAGATTGTAGGTTTGCCAGATAAAGAGGGTAAGACAAGGTTAGTAGCTATCCTCGATTATTGGACACAAACTTGTCTAAAACCTCTTCATACTTCCCTGATGGGAGTACTGAGAGGAATTAAGCAAGATTGTACTGATAATCAAGGAAAGTTCCTAACCTACCTAGATTTCTCGGATGACATGTTTTCAATAGACCTAAAGTCGGCAACAGATAGTTTTCCAATCTCTTTTCAAGAAAGGATACTAGCTATGCTTACTGATAAAGACTATGCGAAATCATGACGTTCACTACTTGTTGATCACCCGTTTGACTTCCAAGGAAAACAATTGACTTACGTCAAAGGTCAACCTATGGGAGCTTACACGAGTTTTCCTATGTTTGCTTTGGCACACCATGTCTTAGTTAGAATAGCTGCACAACGGGCTGGTAAAATCCGTTATGCAAACTATGCTATCTTAGGAGATGATGTACTTCTGTCAAATATAGAAGTAGTTGAACAATACCGAAAACTATTATCTCAACTTAATGTAAAGATATCTGAAAGTAAATCCTACCAAGGAAACTTAGTAGAATTTGCAAAAAGACATTTTTACAAAGGGGAAGAGATAACTGGCTACTCTATGTCAGGTCTACGAAGTTCATGGAGAAGTTACCCACTTCTTCTAAACTTCCTAGACCAGATGGAGTCCAGGGGTCTGAAACCTTCAACTGCGCAAGCCTCCCTTGGATTTGTTAACCTTATTTACACTAAGTTACGACCTTGGTTTGTCACCAAGGTAATAACTAAGTGTAAAGTTTTCAACCAAATTAGAGAAGCCATTCGGGGAAACATTGATGTTGTGAAAACATCAACTGAGTTCCCAAATGCTAAGGATTTTAGTGATGATCAAATCAAAACTATCATCCAAAGAAGTTTCACTAATGAGGTTGGAAAATCTGTGATCAAGGTCATCAAGAAGGATATAGCTCTGAAAGAGCTTTGAATATCCGCCATGAAGGACGCAAGATCAAAGCATAAGGTTAACCTATCTAGGGATATGATCGCACTTTTTAGTGAAGATTCTCCACCATTTCAAGCAATTCGTGCACAAGTTTTGAGGCTTGTACAAGAATTGGAGAAATATGTAACCATAAACAAAGGTCAGGCATCCACTCGATCGATGATCGAGGAGATAACTGAAGCTCGGTTTGTGGACTGGGGAATCTTCTCTATGAAGCGTGATCATAGGAGGAAGGTCACCGAAGCTGTCATCTATCTTGAGATAGCTTCCATGTTAGGAAAACCTTTCGATGAACAATGGGTTTACCCCAAAATTCTTCAAAAAGGTTTAACCGAGACTGGAGGTAAAGACCAAAAGTTAGGAGCTGCACGTTCAGTGCGACTCTCAACCGCGGCCTACAACCTGTTGAAATCTGAAGGTGTCATACCTTCAAATCCAAACAAGCCATCTCAAAAGAAAATGACAAAGTAACGGTTATTTCCACACTTGGTCTCTAAAATTTATTTTATATTCTCGGTTGTTAGTAGATTACCGGCCTACTAATGACTTGGAATATAAAATAAATAGGTCTTCACGACCGGGCTTTGAGACCAGGGTCCTCCGCTCACTAGGATTTCCTAG